GTGCGGAGGTTACGCGCATGAGCACATTTTGGGAACGCATCACCGGCAGCAAACCACAACCCGCGGCGCCAAGCCCCCGCCAGGTACGGGAGAATCTTGAGGAAGAGTTAAAGATCAGCCGGCTAAAGCGCGCCAAGACCCTGCAAGAGTCTTACGCTGGCTCCGATTATTGGCTCACCGCATACAGCGACATCCTTGCGCGGTATCGTGACGGTGGAACGCTAGCCTACCCGATTAGCCAACCGACTGATAGACGGTACGGAAGCAACTTCCCGTTTTGGTATTCGGAGCAACAGCTTAGCCTGATTCGGGCGCAAGCCCGAATGTTGACCACGATGAACCCCAACGCGCAAGGCCTACTGAATGGCTTGTGCAGTTACGTAATTGGTACCGGCTATACGTACAAGGCCCAACCGAAAAAAGGCGTGGAGCTTGACCCATCAACGATGGACAGGGTGCAGAAAATCATCGACGAATTCTGCGAGCGCAACGCATGGGCGGAGATGGAGCAAGAAATCTTCATGCGAAGCCGCGAGGACGGCGAAGCCTTTATCCGGCTGTTTTACCAGAGCAACGGCAAGCTTAACATCCGCACCATTGAGCCGGAGCAGATATTCCAGCCGCCGGGCCATGAACTTGCAGACTGGGCGTACGGAATCAAAACAGACATTGACGACGTGTTCAACGTGCGGGCCTATTATGTCCACTACTTGGCCCCAGGTGGACAGAAGGACGCGGCGCCGGAGATGGGCGAGGAAGTACCATCGGAAGACGTGGTTCACATTAAGTGCAACGTGAAGCGGGCCATTAAGCGCGGGCTATCAGATTTCAGCTATGAAACCCTCGACGCTTTCATGGTGGCTGCCAAATTGCGGCAAAACCTTGGGGAAGGCGCCGCGGTGCAAGCCGCTATCGCGGGAATCAGGCAGCACGATAACAACACCGTAGGACAGGTGGAAACCTTCAACGCCGGGCTCACCGACTACAGCACATACAGCACGGTGACGCAGAAGGAAACCGATTACCAAACGCTACAATCGGGGAGCTTCCTCGACATACCGAAGGGCATGAACTACGTAACGCCACCCGGGGCAGCGAATTCAACGGCGCACCTTGAGATATTCCAAAGCCTACTTAGAAGCGCCGGCAACCGCCACAACGCGCCGGAATGGCTCGTCAGCGCCGACGCAAGCAACAACAACTACGCTTCGAGCCTTACCGCGGAAAGCCCGTTCCTTCGCAACTGCTTGAGACTGCAAAGCTTTTACAAGCGCCCCTTCTTGCGAGTCATCCATGCAGCGCTTAAAAACGCGGCCATGGCGGGCAGGCTCCCCGGCAACATCTGCGACCTCATTGACCTGACAGCAACACCGCCAAGCCTCGAAACCAGAGACAAGAGCGCCGAAGCCGCGGCAAACCAAATTTACGCCACCATGGGCGTAAAGTCTGTTCCCACCATCGCCCACGAACTAGGTTTGGATTGGGAGGCTGAGCTAGCCAACCAACAAGAGTACCAGCAGGAATCAGGCAACGCCGGACCCTTGCCAATGGACCCGGCTAGCCTTGGGCCTGAAGAAGTTTCCTACCAAGATGAAGACTTACCGCCAACAGTGCCGAAGCCGGCGCCGGAAGGTAAGCGCCCGCGGTGGCGGGTGTAGCGGTGGGCAGTATTCTCAACAGCCGGATATCGGCGCGGGTGGGCGTGAGTCAGGCCCGCACCCTGGCGCATGCCGACGCAATAGCGGACGGCATTGACGCCAAGGTAGTGCGACTATGGAAGCGCGCCCTTCGCCTGATTGCGTTGAAGCCGTTACCGGTAGACGTTCGCACCCAGCTGGGCGCAATCCTGCGAGAGATCCAAACGCTCACCATCAAGGGACTGGACAAGGGACTCCGGCAGATTGTGGCGCAGGCCCACACCGCGGCACGGGAAGAAGTCTTGGCGGAGGCGCCGCGGGCAGTCATCGCCACCGCTCTAACCTTGGCGGCGCCGGCAAGGCCTGACCTCACCGAAGCAAGGCGCCTTAATCCGGAGCAGCGAGCGCAAGTCGAGGCGCAACTATTCCCCGCTCTTGACCACGACGAAACTACCGCAATCATCACCCGCCCCACCGCCGGCACAACGTGGCAAGCCCGGATTGCAGCCCAGAGCGGACTGGCACCGCCGGAACAGCTTGCCAACATTGTGATTCAAGGCATTAGCCAAGGGCAGACTATTCAAGCCATGGCGCGGACCATGCTTCCGGCGGTGCAAGGCGTGAGGACATCGGCGCGACGGGTGGCACGAACCGAGGGAATGCGGGTGGCGCATGAGGCGCGGATGGATTGCTACGCGGGCCTCGGTGACCTAGTAGCAGGCTACCAGATTCATTCAACCATGGACTGGCGGGTAAGACCCCACCACGCGGCGAGGAACGGCACGGTTTATTATGTGCGACCCAAGCCCGGGCAGCAATCAACGGCGCATATGCCAAGGCCACCGCTTGAAGAGGACGGCACCGTCGCCCACAATTGCCGGTGCTACCTTACGCCTGTTTTGGATGTGGACCCAGACATCGAATCGAACCCCGCGGCCCGGGCCTTGTTTGTCGACAACGATCATAAGCTAGTTCAAGACCCCAACGTTTATTCGGATTGGTTCGCCAATGCTTCGGATCAAGAGCGCCGATGGGCGGTAGGCGCCCGGCGCTTGTCGGCAATCACGGCAGGCCTTCCAGCCGGGCAGGCGCCGACGTGGGCCCACTTCATCGACCCCACCACCGGACAGCTTCTCCAATTGGAGCGCCTGACAGCCGAAACTCCGGCACGGCGTGAAGCCCGGATGGCACGGGTGGCGGAAGTGCTGGCGGAACGGGAGCGACTGGCCCGGCAGGTACAGCGCTTCGGGTACCTCACCGCGGAAGACGGCGGCGAACCTTTACCGGTGGCAGACCTCACCCCGCCGGCGCCTCACCCGTACACAGCGCCGGAGAGCCCAACGCCGGCAACGCCGGAGCCCTTGCCGCTACCGGCGCCGGTGGAGCAGGACAGGATTGACGCCGAGCAAGCGAAGTTCAGCCGGGAAGCGGGCAAGGGCGGCGCCTTTCAGGGCGAGGCAGTCAAAGCCGATCCCCTGCAACAAGTGCCGATTTATGGGCAGCCGATTAAGTTTTCATTCAAGCTAGAAGGCCCCACCGGCGCAACGATATCGCATGAAGTTTACCGCCCCGTGTTTGGGCCTGGCGGTAAATTGGCCGGCAACAACCTAGAGACCATCAAGGGCGTTTGGCAGCAACTGGCAGCCATCGACAAGTTCACGCCGAGGGACCTGTTTGCTGAGCCCAAGACAACCCTAATCGCATCCCCAGACGGCACCCGGGTTGTGCTGGCAACGCCGGCGGAAGCGGCGCAAGCCATGGGATTGAAACCAGCCAAGGTAAAGGAATACGAACAGATAGCCGCGGCAACGTGGCGTATTCAGGTAGGCAAGGAAGTTCAGGCGCTCTTGCAGCAGCAAGCCGACCAAGCCGAGGACATTTGGCGCCAGACTCGGGAGCTTGAAGGCCCGGCGCCAACACGCTACCCCGAAGGCGATGAAGGGAATAACCGGGCGTGGGTTGTTGATGGAATCATCTTCCGCGTGTCCGATGAATCCGAGGACCCCAAGCTAACCCGAGGGATCAGAACAGCCGCATTGAATTTATGGCGTGACAACCAAGCCGAGGTTTTGCGGCGTGCGGCAGGCCTTCCCGCGGACCATAGGACCATTCGCAAGGAAGTCCGCGGTGTGGCGGATCAGGTGGAGAGCCTTGAAAAGAAACTAAAGCGCCAAGCAGAGAAGTTCCGCGGCGCCCTTGATGTGATGACGCCGGCAAGCCCGCAGGTAAGCGCGCCGGCGCCACCACCTCCGGAAGTAAACGTGGTGCGAGGTGAAGCCGAGCCAATGCCGGACGGCGAAGACGACATAGCGCTAGACAGGTACGGCGAAATTGTGCTCATGGCGCAAGCTGCATTCGGCAAGGGCGTTAAGAATCTAAAACTGTTCAATGGGCTGAGCGAACTCAGCGCCGAACAATTGGCCAAGGTAGCGCTGCACGTAGGAATTGATTTTGCAGCGCTTCCGGATTCGGGGCTAGGCACGGCGAAGCGCCGAGATGCCCTATACGCTGCAATCATTAAACGGCAATCAGTAGACAAGATCATCGACGTGAACGCTATAGCGGCAGGCGTGGACCCCGCGGCGCTGCGAGCGGCAGCGGAACAAGGGTGGAATTACGAACTAGAAAAATACCGCGCCGAAGTCGAGGCAGTAAAGGAATTTAAGAGCCAGTTTTCGGCTTACGAAATCAGCAAGGGATCAAAGCCGAAGGAAGAAAAAAACGCCTTGGCGCAAGCCGACAAAGCGGCTAAGGCAAAAAAAACAGGCGCCACCAAGGGCGCAAAGATACGACAGCTACCTTTGCCATCACGGAAGAGCCCGGCATGGAACGATTACGCCAGGTTTCCGCATTGGGATTTAATTCTCCCAAGCTTGCAGCGTGAATTCGAGTGGTCAGCGCTTCTATTCGGCGACAGGAACGCGGAGATAGCCGCGGCAGGGGAAAACGAAGCCTCAGGCGATCCAAACCAGATCCTATGGGATATCCTAATGCGCCACCAAGCCGGTGGCATTGAAAGGCCTGACAAGGAACGATTCTACGCAGACCAAGCCTTTCAGTTGCAGGGAGACCCAGACTTTGCGTTTGATCCTGAACGCCCCGTGGTCCCTGTTTCAACCGAGCCATTCAGTTGGGACGATGACACCCCGGCACCGACAGAACCACCGATGCAACCGGCGGAAGAACCGGAGCGGGTTTGGGACGATGAGAAAGGCGAATGGGTAACGGCGCCGGCAGCAGTGGCAACGCCGGACCCCGACCCGTGGGACGATGACCCATTCGCTCGCGGTGCGGTGGCGCTACCCCTGGCGGCGGAGCAACCGGAACCGGACGAAGAGCGCCGGTGGGAAGACGAGGAATCAGACGCCAATTGGGAGCCAGCCGGGGCAAGCCGTGGCGGCGACCCTTGGGACTTCCCAACCGAAACCGCGGCGGCGGAACCCGCGGAAGATGAGCGCCAATGGGATGAAGAAGAGGAAGGCGACGCCTACGGGTACAATCCCAAGCCACAGGAAACCGTTCAGCCGGAGCCAGCGCCGGAACCCGAGCCAGTACCGGAGCCGAAGCCGAAAAAGCTTCCGAAATATATTCCCGCGGGCCGGCTAAAATCCGATGCGCGGGTAGTATTCCCAACATCAATCAAAGGCAACACCGGCGCCGAGCTGGTGAGTTACGAATGGGCCTACCACATTGAGGACGTTCAGACAGCCGACGACGTCGTGGCAAAAAAAGTAAGCAATTGGGATCGCGCCGACGTTAGCGATGAAACTGGCAGGCTAATCGTTCATAAGTTTGACGTGAAAGCCCCCGATGGAACAGTGAAAACGGTGAGCCTAGAAACCGCGGCGCGCCTACTCGGGTACACTCCCGGAGAAGTTCAAGACATTGCCAACATTGCCACTACCGCCAAGACATATGCAAAAATGCAGATGGCAATCAGCGTGCTTGATGCGGCAATCAAAGAAATAGATGAGATCAAGGCGGAAGTGGATGCGATGGATCCACCGCCGGTTATCGAGGTGGGCAGAACAAGCCCCACAACCAGAAGATGGATGATAGGCAACGTTGAAATGAGGGAACGGTTTGGCATTATGGCGGGAGACCACCCGTATGAAATCGGCGAACCAATACCGGCGGAACTTGTCAAACGCGCGCAAGGCTTTTGGCGAGACGATCAACTCACGCGCAAAAAAAAGGAAGCAGGATACGAAGCTTATGACCAATTCGATTATCGCCGCAGCGAATTAGAGAGGCGAGCCAAGAAGCTAAAGCTTAAGCTGGACCTGGCAATCAAGAAGGCAGGCGAGAAGAAACGACTAGAAGAGGCAGTCAGATTGGAGCGCCGAGCGCTTCGGGCAGGTATCACGCTAGGAGAAGCTTTTGGCGCAGTACCTCACCGGTGTTTATACTTGAACCCCATGAGAAGACCAATTCACGAATCCGTCTTGAGTGGCCGCGGCATCCGAGTTAATCGGGAAGCCGGCACCATTGCCAACGTGAAGATCCTTGGGCTTGTCAGCGAGAATGGCAGGCAGTATCTGCCCGCGGCAATTCAAGCCGCAAAGAAATTGTACGAAGGCGTACACGTTAACATCGATCACCCGAAGGACAGTCCCGACCAACAGCGCAGCGCCTACGACAGATTCGGCAAGCTCACTGCCATCCGGTGGGTCGAAGGCGAAGGCCTATACGGGGACCTGGTGTACCTGAAAACCCACCCCATGGCGGAACGAATCTGCGAAGCGGCGGAACGCATGCCAGACGCATTCGGCATGTCTCACAACGCTCAGGGCGAAGGCGAAGAGAATAAGGACGGGATATTCGTTGTAAGTAAAATCGTGGAGGTACGGCACGTGGACCTTGTAGCGGACCCAGCAACGACTCAGAGCCTGAGCGAGAGTAAAACCAACAAAACAAAAATAGAAAAAGGCTTAGGTTGGCTTGAATCAATATCGCCAAAAACAAAACTTATGGAGCGACAAGTCTTCAATAAAGTGAATGACTGGATGGGAGCAATTAGAAAAAAATACCCAGACAGACATATTGAACGCAATAATGACAGATCAGGCCACTGGACGGCATACGATCATCTTGTTGGCGGTAAAATTGTTGGTGTGTTTGATCAAGATAAAAAAGTAAAAGATCCATATTGGGATTGGAAACAAGATACTGGTGTTGGAACAATTGAAGCCACAGGAGCAACCAAGATGAACACAGTCGAAATCGTATCGCAATTGAAGGACTTGCTTGACCAGCTCGCCATGAGTCTTGGCGGCGAAGAAGAGGTCCCTTCGGAAGAATCCTACGACGGCGAGGAAGAAAAGCCGGCGATGGAAGCCGAAGATGAAAAAACAGCCGTTGATGATGAAACAATTGAAGCGGACGGCGAAGGCTCCGAAATGGAAGAACCGCCCGCAGAAAAGAAAAAGCCTTCCATGGAAGCGCGCCAAACCAAAGCCATCCGTAACGCTCGCAAGCTCTGCGAAGCGGTGGGCCTGAAAGCTTCCCGCGACTTGCTCCAAGACCTCGCCAGCATGCCAAGGGAAACAGCAGCCCGCCAGGTGCAGCGCCTTGCACTGGCGCAGAAGGCCCGGGCGCCCCGTAGTGGTAGCTATATGACGGAAGGACGCACCAACGGCGCCACCGACAACACCGGCATTCCAACCGGGCCCGCATTGTTTACCTGGCTCGCCAACTAACACAAACAACCAAGGGGAGTTTCGACCATGGGAGCATTTGCAGGATCACGATTCAGTCAGCCCACCATGACGCGCACGGTGGTATATGCAGCCAAGGGCGGCATCGCCATTGGCGTGGGCGATTTGCTTTACCTCGACTCCGGCGACGGCTACGCCAAGCCGCTCAGCAGCAAGGTGGCATCGGGCACGGTTAACACCGACCAAGTTTTTGTCCATGACAATTTTATTGGCGTTGCGCGCTCCGGCAGGATTGCAGCGCAAACCGCAGACGGCACCGTAACAGTGGAAACCGATTGCATCTATGATGCCGATTGTGCCAGCCAAACATGGGTAGCGGGCGCTCTTGTTACCGCGTTCAGTTCCGGCACAGCAGCAGCCGGCGCCATTAGCGACCAGAAGATTGACGCCACCGCCTTGACCACCGAAGCCATCGGCGTGGTCGTGGCCAACTATGCCAGCGCCACCACAACGGTACGGTGCAGAATTTACGGCAAAGCGGCCCGCCAAGTATTTTGATTTACAATAGAACCAACGGAGTGTAGCTATGAATCCTGTTAAGATCCGAAGTTTGTTTGAATCTCGCTCAAAACAGAGCAATGGCCGGTGGCGTTTCCTCACGGAAATGAAACAAGGCTTGGGCCTATGCGACGCCAACGGCAACGACCATCGGGATCTTGCAGGCAACCGCATTTTGAAGGAGCGAGCCCTTCGCCCCGAATCATTCAGCCTTTCGGAATTGGCGGAAGGCATCGTTGGGCCATCATGGCGCAGCCTGTTTGCGCCGGACAGCCAAGCACTGAACCGCTACACCACAGCCCGCGCTTTGCTCGACACCGGCGACCCGCGGAACCTGCTTGAAAATACCGGCGTAGGCATCGACCCAACCGCGTTTTTGAACATCAACACATTCACAAGCGTTGTTGGTGGGCTTGTCGAGGTGAAGATCCTCGAGGCATTCAGCAATCCAAGCCTGATTGCCGATAAGCTTATGCCTGCGGAGCCAACCAAGCTCAACGGACAGAAAATCATCGGCATCGCCCGGATCGGCGACAAGGCCAAAGAACGCAAGCCTGGAGAGCCTCACCCACGCGCTCAGTTTGGCGAGAAGTGGGTCCAGACCCCAGAAACCGCGGAATATGCCTTGGCCGTTGAAGTTTCCAAGGAAGCCGTCTTCTACGACCTCAGCGGCCAGGTATTGCAATCCGCGGCGGCAGTCGGCGATGAAATAGCATATCGAAAAGAGCTTCGCGTTATCGACCTCTTCATTGGCGCCACCAATAGTTTCAATTGGAGCGGCACCGCCTACAACACCTACCAGACTAGCCGAACCCTTGGCTATCTGAATGACCTTTCCAACCCGCTCACCGACTGGACAGCCATTCAAGCGGCCATGATGTTGTTCATGAGGCAAGAAGATCCGAACACCGGCAAGCGTATTTTGACGAAGCCGGATACCATCGTTGTGAACCCGGCACGCATTGCAACGGCAAACCTGATCATGGCGGCAACCAGCACCGAACGCCGAACCGGCGCCGGCGCCACTACGCCACAAACAACCTCGAACCCATTGAACGTTTCGGTGAGCCCCGGCGCACCGTACACGGGCATGGAGATTATCACCTCGCCACTGCTTGAACAGCGCTGCATTGCAGCCGACGGCTTGAACATCTCGCAAGCCAACGCAGACGAGTATTGGTGGGCATTCGAGAGCGGCAAGGCCTTCCGCTATATGCAGAACTACCCCTTGTCGGTTTCGCAGGCAGCGCCGAACCAATACGAAATGTTGGATCGCGGCATCGTGGCAGCGTATTTTGCCAATGAGAGAGGCGTACCATCGGTTTGGAGCCCATGGCACATTGTTAGGAATAAGAACTAATGAGCACGGTACCGACGAAGCAAACCAAGCAAGCACCGGCGGCAGAAGCAGCCCCGGTGCTTCGCATTTATGAAGTCTCCGGGCAGTTCACCCCGCGGCGATTGGTGGAAGCCTTCAACACCGTAGACGCCAAACGCAGATACTGCGATATGTACAGCCTCGCCCATTCCCGCCCCATCGTGGTAGTGGAGCCTGACAATGCCAACACCGGCGGATGACATTGGCGCGGCCATCGCAAACGTGGCGGCGCAGATTCGGGAAATAACAACCCAGCCCAAGCCCGACTATTCGGTGGGCGGCCAGTCGATATCGTGGGGCAGCTACCTTTCCATGCTCACCGAGCAATTGCAGAAATTGCAGGCGGCACAGCAGAGCTTAGCGGGACCATTCCAAAAGGTGACACGGATGCGGCCCATATGAAAACAGCCGTCATCGACACAACGACCATCGGCGACAACGTTATCTTGGCGGGCATTCCCGGCAAGAGGTTTCGTGTTTACGCTTACATCCTGTTTTCAGAGTCTCAAAACTATTTCGTTTGGAAATCTGGCGCCACCGCGTTGAGCGGACAAATGCACATGACCGCGGGTGGGAATGCGGCAATCCACCTCGGCGACAATTGGCCAGCGGGTGGAATGCCAGTGCTTCAAACCGGAGTCGGCGAAGACCTGATCCTATACTTGAACGGCGCTCACCATGTGGGCGGGCATATGACCTACGGGGAGGTTCTGGCGTGAACCTTTCCATCGGGGTGGCCCAAGCCTTTGCGGCGCTTACCGGACCTGGCGGCAGGCCTTCCGAGGAGATGGACCAACGGCAGGCCAGCAAATTGGCCCGCGCCGCGGTTTACCTCATGAGCCAACACCAGCGGCGCTTAAACAAGCCGGCGCCGGCAGTACGGGTCAACGGCAGGGTACGGTATACCGGCGCCTCCAGCCCGGGAGAGTATCCAAACAAGCGAACCGGATTCTTGCAAGCCAACGTGACCTTTGCCCCGACAGATATTGCGGGCATCATAGCGGCGGGCAGGGTGCGCGTGGGGCTCAGGCGGAACGCCTTTTATGGTGCGGTGCTTGAGGTGCGATATCGGCGCCTCGGGTTGAAGGACACGCTACAAGACTTGCTCCCACAGCTTCGGGCCATTACCGGGCAGGGACTACAATACCAGGTGACAGATTCGTTCATTAACTAGGGGAGGTTTCGACCATGGCAAGCTTGATTTACAATTCATGCCTTGACGATACGGTGCGCGGCTCAATTGATTTTGATACCGATACTTTCAAGATGATCCTAGTAACGTCTAGTTACACCGCGGCCAAAACTCACGCCAAGCGTAGCGACGTGACCAACGAGGTTTCCGGAACAGGCTACACCACTGGCGGCAACGCGGCGGCGGCAACCTGCACCAAGGACAACACCAACAACCGCGAAGATATTACCTTTGCCATTACTTCATGGACCACCGCCACCATCACAGCCCGCGCCGGTGTGATTTACAAGAGCCGCGGCGGCCTTGCAAGCGCCGATGAATTGGTAGCGTATGTTGATTTTGGCACCGACGTCACCAGCACCGCCGGCACGTTTTCGGTGACAATTAGCAGCCCACTACGCTTCCAGAACTAACGTGGGAACCTGCGTTATTGTTGCAGGAACCTACCGCGCCGGCACTTCATTGCTGGCGCGGTTCTTGCATGAATCCGGCGCCGACATGAACCCGGTGCCCGTCCAATCCGATTGGCCGGGGTGGCATCCTAGCGGCAGCTACAAGGACAGGATTCTTGACGGCGAAGGTTTTGCCGGGTGGGACGCATACTTTGCAACTCGACCAATGCCGGCAGTGTGGGGCATTAAGAGCCACCGGCTTTTGTTTATTCCGGGCATGATGGAATCATTCGTTGAGTCCTGCCCGGTGGATCGCAAGGTTTTAATTTGGACCACTCGAGACATTGAAACCGCGGTAGCGTCCTATTCAACCCTCAGGCATGACCTTTCTAGCGAGGAAGCACGGGAAATAATCACCAGCCAAGTGGCAACCTTGGAGAGCCTGTTTAGCGGCTGGCCCGAGGCGGATAGAATGAAGGTGGAGTTTCCAGCAACGACGATTGACCCAGCAGGACAATTGCGGGCAGTTGCAGATTTGATCGGCTTGCCATTCGATGAGCAGGCCTTGGCCCATATTCGAGCCGATATACCGAAGTGGGGCTAATCCGTGGCACTCATTCACTATTACAAATTTAACGGCAACCTATACGACAGTATTGGCGCGTTTGATTTATTAGCAGATTTTGGAACGGCAACCTATACCACTGGTAAGTTAGGCGGCAGCACCGGAGCGGTTACGTCTGCTTTGGCGTCTATGTATATTTTTGGCTGCACCGGCACAGGCGAAGCGGCAAGTGGATTTTTAGCGGCAGATACCACCGAAGCCGCGGCGGGAGTTGCGGCATGGTCAATGACGGGATGGGTTTATTGCAGTGGAACCACAACGCAAATAATCAATCTGCTTAGTTCAACTTCTGGACAATCAACAGCATTTTTATACTACGATCAAAAGCTTGGCGGATTAACTTTTCGTGGGATTACTAAGACTTGTTCAACAGGAACATGGGTATTTTTCACGGTTCGCGTTACCGGTGGAACGTGTTATTTATCTGTTAACGGTGGCGCAGAATCAACAAATACTTGGGCGACAGGATCGGGCACTGGCGGAAAAACACAATTTAATGGGATACGTATTGGATCGCCAAGTTCGTATATAGCGCTCTACGCTAGCGTTGACGATGTGCGCGTGTTCAACCATTCTCTTTCGTCGGGAGAAATTGCAGGAATTTACAACGCTGGGCTTCCCGCAGAAGCAACGACAAGAGCGTCTAATTATAAAAGCACTTATAGGCATTTTAAGTTTAATTCTTCTTTAAGTGATATTAACGCCAGAACACCTTCAGTTTCCGCTACAGTTTCGGTTGGATCTTACACTTACACTTCAGGAATTGCTGCAAACACAGATCAATCAATTAGAGTGCTTTCGGCAGGAACATTAAATGCAACGCTTGAAGCCGTACCGGCTGGAAACTTTTACATAGGATCATTTCAAACAGTAAACGATTCTTTTGGTTATTCATGGTGGATGTCAAATTCTTCTGGAACTTATCAATCATTACTATTATTTCAAATTTGTGATTTTGAAGCATATTTATCTAATTGGAAAATTTATACAAGTTCTGGAACAGTAAACATTGCAGATTCTGACCCGTATTGTTTGCATAAAACTTTTTTTTATGACGGAACATCAAGACGATTTTTGTATTACCAGAATTCGATTCTAAAATATCAATATGCTGGAACCGTTGCAACGTACACACGAGGTTTTTACGCAAACACTAGTTCTTCAATTGGAAGTGCTTTCCTTTTGGACGATGTTAGATTCTATGGTGGGATTCAAGCCGGGCTTGAAGTATTAGATATTTACAATTCAGGCAATGGAACGGAAGTAGATTCGCAAGGACAATCTACTGGGAGCGGCGCCACAATTACGATGACGGCGCCAGCTGGATCAGGTGGCGGAACAATTAACGGATCGGCGACGGGTGCCGGCGTTTCCATTACCATGACGGCACCCGCTGGCGCAGCAATTGTTCCAACTAATGGAGCAGCAACCGGCGCCGGCGCTACCATTACCATGGCAGCCCCAGCCGGGGCGGCAATCGTTCCAGCCAACGGCACGGCAACCGGCGCCGGCGCCACCGTCACGATGACAGCACCGGCGGGCGTGGCGTTTACTCCGGTAAACGGATCAGCTACCGGCACGGGGCGCACCATCGCCATGGTGGCGCCCACCGGATTGGCACGAACGTCTTGGATTACCGAGCCCATCCCAGCCGTTACCATGGTGCCACCCGAGGGACGGGTACGGATTGGCGCCGAAACCATCGGGCCAACTATCCTGGTGACGATACCGCCGGCAGGCCTTGGCGCCGGCAATGGATCGGCTAGCGGCACGGGGCGAACCGTCACGCTATCGGCGCCGGCAGGATCGGCAACAGGCACCGCGGCGCGCTCCGGCACCCTCGGCACAGTGGCCATTACGGCGGCGGCAGGAACCGCGGCAGGATCGGCGGCGGCCAGCGGAACGCCTGGCGCCATTCCGGTAACGGCGCCCACCGGCGGCGCAACCGGAACGTCAACCAAGGCGGCAGGCCTGGCAACCGTCACGGTGACAGCAACCGCCGGCAGTGCAACAGGCAGGGCGGCGGCCAGTGGAGCGCTTGCAACCATAGCGGTAAGTTCTACCGCCGGAAGTGCAACCGGCACAGCAGCAGCCACCGGCACCGGAAGAACCATCACGCTATCGGCGCCCAGCGCCACCCTGACAGCGTCCGCGGCAATAGTCGGCAATCTATCAACCATCACACTATCGGCGCCCACAGCGACAAGAACAGGCGGCGCAACGGCAAGCCCGGCAGGCGTGACGGTAACGGTATCGGCGCCGGCGGGTAGATCAGTCGGCACGGCAACCGGCACCGGGGCAATCAGCACGGCAACCATGACGGCACCCGGTGGGGCGGCGCGGGTATCGGTGGCGGCAACCGGAAGCGTTCCAACGGTGGCGATGGCGCCGGCGGCAGGGACTGCAACCGGCACGGCATCAACAGCCGGCAGCGGCGCAACGGTGGCAGTGATGGCGCCGGCAAGCGTGGCGCGGGCCTCAGTCGTGACAGGTGGAGCGCCCGGCACGGTGACTATGACGGCACCCGCGGGAAGCGCAGCCGGCACTCTTACAGCGCCCCTTGCCACCATCACCATGGTGGCGCCTATCGGCACGGCGCGGGCTATCGTCTACGCTACCGGCGGCATTGGCATTATTACCATGGCAGCACCTGGCGCCGGCACCATAACAGCCAGCGCCACCGGCAGCGCTTCCGGCGTGACAGTATCGGTTATTGCTCCGGCGGCACGGGTGGCACCGATCACGACAAGCGGCGGCACCAGCGTCTCAACGTATGACCTGCGAAGGGCGGGCACCAATCTATGATGACCTACTATGTGGGCGACGTGGTACGGATGGAAACGGTTTTCAAGAACCGAGACGGAAGCCTCACCGATCCCGCGGTTACCCTTACCATTGAGCCCCCTACCGCGGCAACGGTGACGATTACCGGCGCAAGTATTACCCGGGTTTCGGTGGGCGTGTACCGCTACGACTACACCACCACCGAGCCCGGCGCGGTTATGTATACGTGGACCGGCGCCGGGGCGGCTTTTGGTTCTAGGCTTGGCACCTTCCGGGTTGAAAGTGCGGCGCCTGCGCGCCTGTTTCAATGGTCGCCCGCGGGTGACCATATGGTAGTGGACAATCTCGAGATAGTGACGCTGATTCAGCGAGACGGCACCACCATTCGCATACCGCGGGCGCTCCGGCTGCCTGGTACCGTGGACCTTGCAGACGCGGGCAGTATTGCAGCATTCGGCAACGCTACCCAGTGGATCATATGGGGAGCCGACTGCCCGGTGGCGCCACAAACCAACGGCGCCCTGATTGACACCTACGGCAACCGGTTTCGCATCAATCGGGTTTCCCACACGGTGCATTCCAATTGCTGGGAAGTCGAAACAACAGCCGACGCGGGGGAGACGTTTTGAGCAAGTTTTCCGATATACTTGGCGCGGTTAAATCAGCCTTGGCAAGCGCCGGAGTACCGGTAGTGGTGCGCAAGCGGGCTATATTCTTGGAAGGCGACAAGCTGCCCCTGATTGTGGTCTCCCCGGGCCGGGAGACAGTGAGCATTGAGACGTTTGGCGGCATCGTGAATTATGACTACGCGGTAAACATTACCATGGTGCAGGCAGGGAATCGGATTCACGAGCCGGACGTGGTGGCGTGGTTGGATCTTCGGGAGAATGTGCGCAACGCCTTGTACCGGGTAACGCTTGCAGGCGTGACAAACGTGTTTGATACAATGCTAGAGACATCGCCAGCCTTGGAAGTGGTTTCGGGCAGCGTGAACAATTACGACGTTTCAGGAATGACCATGACCTACCGCAGCCTCGAGGCGCGGGCCAGCTAAGGGGAGGGATATCATGCCGGTAACGAGTACCAGTTTCGCTCATGGAAAAACAGGCAGCGTGCTAGTTAATGGATCATCGCAGCCCCTCACCGATTGGAGCGTAGATTTCAAATCGGATGCGGTGGAGGTGACCAACTTCAATTCCGAAGGCGTCACAGAAAACGTGGCCGGAATCGCATCGGCAGACGTGAGCGCCAGCGGCCCGTATGACGGAAGCGCCGGAGCTTCACCCGGGCAGGACGTGACTTTCTTTCTTGGCGTGGGTGGCGCTGGATTTACCGTTAAGGCTCGAATCACAAGTGTCAAGATTGACCTATCGGTGAAAGATGTGGCCAAGGTGAGCTATTCAGCAACTAGCAACGGCGTCTTTTCGGCGAGCCCTTGATGCCAGTACTACCCGGGAAAACGGGGTATATATCGGTGGCGGGAGCTAGGCTCCCGTTCACTTCGTGGTCAATTAAATTGCAAAACGAAATTGAGGACGTCAGCAATGCTGTTGAAGGCGCGGTTGTCGTCAGCCTTCCAAACCTTTCGTCTATTGACATAACAGCCGAGGGATTTTGGCCCGGTACCCTCGGGATTCGAGAGGGGACGGTATACACGTTTGGCTTTGGCGCAACCAGCGCCGGACCTGTTTTCGCAATTAACGCAATGGTGCGAGACCTGACCATCACCCAAGATGTGCGCGGGGTGGCCAAGTTTGCCATCACGGCACAGAGCACCGGCAACTTTATAATCCTGTTTTAAGGTGGCATAGTGGCAACAATCTCCGAAGCGCTTGGGGCGCATGCAGCACCGCGGGAAATCAGCCTTGGCGGCAGACTTTACCGGTTTGGCTTGATCACCCAGCGGGTGAAATCAGAATACGAGCGATTCTTGACAGGGGCAGCTATGCAAGCCATTACCGACTTCCGCGAGATTTTGGGCGAGGACGGTTACGCCAAGAGCCTCGACGGAATCCGGCGCGACATCGCCTCCGGTGTGTTCAGCTGGAATGGCCCAACGTTTGCGGCAAGCCTTGGAACGGTGCGCGGGGTATCCCAATTGCTGGCCAGCGTATCATTCGACGTGAGCGCCGGCAGGGCCTGCACAGCCGATGAAATCGTGAGCCTCACCGTGGAACACGATGTGGAGCTTAAGCACCTGTTTCAAACAATCTTGGAAGAGTCATTCCCGCAAAAAAAAACGAAGACGGCGCCACCAGTGGAGAGCCAGCAGGGCCAGCCATCCCGCCCAACGCGTGGGCGCTCTACGCTGGGCTCACCGGCGAACCGTACCAACTCACGTTCGCCCAAATCGCAGAGCTAACCGACAGGCAGATAATTGAATGCTATTATCGACCTCGTGACAAGGAAGGCACACCGCTACCGGTACCAATGGATCACGAAGGGGCAGAGCTAACGCCGGCGCAGCAAGAGGAGAAGGAACGGCTACAATACTTCGGTATGGGAATAAGTCTAGGAATCAGCCAAGCCCAACTCGAGGCGGCATGGAAGGCGAAACACGGGGGCAACCATGGCGGCCAGCATTGACATGACGGCGGCAGGTGGACCCGGTGGCGGCGCCGGTGGCCTTGGCGAGCTCATTACAGCGCTCGCCCGGTATTCGGCGGCGCTCGAAACCATCGCCGGGAGTATGCCCGATGCCACAGCAGGCCCGACGGCAGACACCGCGGATACGGGACGTGAGACCATGGCGGCGCCCGAAGCCGGCGGTGGTTTGTTTGCGTCGGTGGGTGAATTCTTCAAGCGCCAAGCCCCCATGGCAACGGCAATGGTGGCATGGTTGAAGAAGAAACCGCCGGCAACGCCAACGCCGGAGCAAGCAGCCAAACCTGTAGTTGAGGCAATTAAGGGACAGGAAGGCGGAACAGCTACGGCAGGCCCGGAGGCAGGCGCTCCAACGGTAGTCATCGACCCGTCACTACAAGCGGCAATTGACGCCAACACCGCGGCGCAATTGGGGCTAGAGGAAGGCCTTGCCAAGCGCCAAGCGGCAGAAGCAACCGAAGCCGAAGCCATGGCGCAAGCGCTCCAATCGCCCACCCAAGCAATGGCCCAAGCGCTTGACGATGCAAGGAAGGCGACGGCGGCAGCGGCAGCAGAATACCAGACGGCAGTTCAGGCGGCAGCAGACGCAGACCAAGATCTGGCGGAAGCGCAAGAGGCAGCGAGCGCCAAGGCCTTGGCGCAGCGCAAGGTAGACGCTGCGGCGGAACACAACGCAGCCATGAAGGCGGCGGCAACCGCCAAGGTAAAGGCGCCCGGAAGCGCTGGGCAGGGATTGGCAACGCCTACGGCACCGGGAGCAGTTCCGGCAGCCGGCGCCAAGCCTGCAATCGGGGCGGCAGGCGGAACAATGGCCAAGGCCGGCGGCGCGGCAGCCAGTGCAGCCGGCGGCATGGCAGCCGGGGCGGCGGCCTTGGCGGCGGCGCCCGTGGCATTCCTCGAAATGGTGCAAGGCCTGGCGGGCAAGATTGGTTCATTCGTTGACGCAGTCAATCCGGGAATCATGGTGCAACTGGACATGGCGACGCGGGACCTTACCGCGGTTATCGGCACAGCCTTGGCGCCAATCATGCAAGCCATTGTCCCAATCATCAAAGACTTTGCTTCCGCATTGTTGCCAGTGGCGCGTTTGGTGGCGGAAACGTTTGGCAGAATCATTGAATCACTTCAACCAGCTATTGATGCAATAACGGAAATTTTCTTCATTGCAGCGGCAACCCTTATGCCGATTGTGGAAATGGTAGGGGACATATTTACCACTATTGCCCCGATATTTACGGCACTAGCGGCAGTGGCCAAAGCCATTTGGCTAGCATTCGGCAGCTTGGTAACGGCGCTTGTCGGCATCATGCGGGACCTATTCGGTTTTAACGTGGGCAACGTCTTGAAAGACTTTGCGGAAGGCGTGCAGGTAGCAATGAACAACCTTATCGCGGTATTGGTCCGCGGCATTGCAAGCCTTCTGAAGTTCTTCGGGTTCACGTCGGCGCTTTCCAATCTCACCAAGTTTTTCAAGGGGCTAGCGGCGCCGAAGGCAAGCGCCGAAGGGATCGCGGCGGCGCAGAATGCACAGGTAAAAAGCATTGAGTCGGTGGGCAGGGATGCGGCGCTAGCGGCGGTTATTGCGTCAGTGGTTCCCGGTGGCAAGGCGGGCAAGAAGCCGGAAGACTTCTACGCGGACATGGTATCGGAACTGGAAGGCATCGGCGGCAACGGCACGGACCTGGTAGCGGCAATCAATGCCCTTCCGGCTAAGATCGCTTCCAGCGTGGCAAGCCTGATTCCCAAGCCGGTGAAATCAGCGGTGCAGGCGGTAGGCTCCGGCATTGCGACGGCATACGATTACACTATTGGCGCAGTGGGCCGCGGTATCGGTTCGGCAGCCGGCGCCCTCATATACGGGAGCTAATCCATGGCATTTGAATTCGTGGAAAGCCTCCGGCAAGTTTCTAGCAGCAACCATAACATGGGCGGCAGCAAGGCCACTATGGTGGGATTTGTTGATCCCGCCAAGTATGATTTGCCCGATGTGATTACAGAAATAATCGGAAGTTCTACACCCAAAGGAAACGGCGCCCTAATTCGCGTCCTACCATTGGCCCACCCCCAGTTTCCTTGGCTATTTGCGGAAAACGTGGCCATCTCCGGCGTAAGCTTCGATGTGAACGGCAACACAATTGACACCTATACCAACGGATTAGAAGCGCCGGCGCTTCCACATTATGCCAAATACAACCTTTACCGGTGTGAAATAACCTTTGCGCCAAGGCCCTACGCTGTTTTGCGGGATACGGCAATCGAAGTGGGCAAGCTTGATTGGATAGACGACAACGGGGTGGCGCAGAACAACACGTGGGCGAAGGAATGGGATCGGTTTACCGATTACGACGAAGTACCCGCGGCGGAATTCATAACAGCGCAACAGGGACAATTCAAATTCAAAGCCCAAGGCGCAGCCGGAACCAACAACCCAGACGGCGCAACGCTTCCCGGGCAGGTTAGAATCATTCAACGAAAATCAGGCTTAAAGATATTTTGGTATCAGGTACCGATCACATATTTAGAACCCAACAGCCGGCACTACGGCTATATTTTTCAAGGCCTCGGGCACGTGAACCAGTTTTATTGGAACTCATACGACCCGGGCACCCTATTGTTCCAAGGCGTTTCGCATCGACGATACGTGCCGGCTTACCCCGGATTCGTGGGCCTTGGCGGCGGTGGGCCTCCGGCAATTGTCTCACCGTTGAAATTGGTTGATCTCGAAATGACCTTCAGCCGATTCGACCCTGAAACAGACCCAACGTACAAACCGCCGGCGGCAGTCGGCAACAATGTGCCGGGCGGGCATAATCTGCTTCCTTGGTTTGGCGCGGGTGGCAGGTACCATTACTACGTAGAATCAACACTCAACAAGAAACCAATTTACCCCTCGTTCCCGTTCCAATTGTTGTTTACCGACCCAGACGTGGCATGATGATGAAACAGGAACCCAAGCTACCATTGCTCCGAGCAGGCGACGGCGCAACGTTGTCAATGGTCGGCAACGCAATCGAAATCGGCACCGCCGGAACCAAGCCTATTGTGGCGCGTATCACGGGAAGCTATGGCACCAGCGAGAGCGGCAACACGATTTATATGTGGGAGGAAATGACGGTAGCGGGCACCGGGCAGGATTACGAATTGAAGGAATTCGGTATTGTCGGCGACGGCGAAACCAACCAAGCTTTTGAAATGAATAACCTCCCGGCAGCTACCGGCAGGATTGTTCGGCTACGGGTGCGCGGCGCCGGAAGCGAGAACCGCGGGCAGATCAATTATGAATTCGACCTCGGCGGCGGCGGTAGTGGCTCCACCATTTCATCCGTTCAATGCGTGGGCAATATCCTATATGTGACCTACGAGTAGCACCATGGGCGAAGTCAAAACGTTTCAATGCTGGGACAGCAAGACCTCGACTTTCTACGGCGCCCTTCCGCGCCCTTATTCGTGCTGCGGATGGAAGGCGCCACCGGCTAGCGTAAGCGGATTGTGGCATTGTTCCGGCGGAATCTGCGGAACCTTCCCGACAACACCAACGGCATTTACGCTACCGCTATCATCGCCATGCGGGGACGTTTACAGTTATTTTTCCATTGGCCTACCTTTTAGTTTTTCAACAACGCTCAGCCTTTGCACCGAGCCTACCGGGGCGGTGGTGGGCACCGTGGGCGGCATTGGCCCCGGCATTTTCACGCCGGCGGGCAGCGGTAACGGGTGCTCGTTTGTTGGTGGCGTCTATTCGTTTACCTTGTCGGGGACTTTGGTTCAAGGCCCTGCAACGCTGCAAATAACCATCAACGCGGTGACAATGTGAACGGATTCAAGGGCGAATTACTGGCCGGCAATTGTCTTAACCAAGTGGACGCCGGATCGGCGTTCCCATCGGTTTCGCTTCATGTGCTTTTCTACACTCGGGAGATCACGCAGCCGGTAGATTTTCAAACGGGGCTATGCAATAACAAGATGATTCTTCCGCATGACGCAGCGGGCAAAAACGCAATACCGTACGGATCGGATACCGGACTCCCAAACGGCGTAACGTTTCGGCAGAAGGTTAAATTCGACCTGGCGGACGTGGCCAAATGGCTCTTGGTGGTGACGGCGCCCTACAGCATCCCGGCGTATACGGTGACCTATACAGGCCCGCGGTTCACGATGCCGAGCACCTATATTCGGCTCACCAAGCGAGACCAATCAGCCGATCCCTACCTTGCAGCCGGTAACGTCTACTGGCAAGATGCAACAGATACGACATGGGGCGAGGACTGGCTCGGGAACCTTTTGCCCGGCGGGTGGTGTTATTCCAATCGGCACGTTGCAGAACCCATGATGGCGGACTCATTTTTCGAGGATTCGCTTTCAGACGTGAACCGAAGCGGCGCGGCAATACACGAGGACTTCACCCCATTTTGCGAAGCGCTTCCCGTCTACAACGAAGCCGGAGGACTGGAAGGTACGTTTGATGGGTTGGCATGGATTGCGTTTTGGAACTTGGGCGCGGTAAAGAACCCGGTGAAGCCCCCCGATGATGCCGTCTATATTGGGCCCCCACCGGTACCGAAGCTTGACCCGAAGCGGCAGATATTAGTATTGGAAGTGTGGATTTATCTAGCGAAGAATTCTAGCGGCAAGTTTCTCAAAAGCCCGCGGGTAGCAGCGCTTCGGTATTGGACCTATACTCGGATTGTCGGCGGAATAACCACCCCGTGGGACCCCTACCTGTTTTTTGGCGCTGGCGCTTCGGTAGGCGGCGGCATAGCGGTACCGATTAGGTTCCCACTATTGCAGAACGCCAACAATCCCGACAAGCTGGAAGAGCAGATAGCGTACCTTTCGCTTTCCAATCTCAAATTCTTTATTGGTGCCTGATGCCTTTTGAAATTGGAACCGTCAACCTGATACCGCCGGAAGGCGAAGCCCGCGGCAATCATCGGTTTGCTGTTGCGCAGTATATTTGCGCGCCCAGCTCGGCGGGGTATTCGGTACCAATCACGTTTGATTGTGCGCTAGCGTGTACCGCTATCGGGTGGCCTATGCAAATGGGCGTGCTTTACCTGACCTTTGCCCGAGACCCGTCTACCTGCCCTTCGGTGGGTTCTGGCCCGTCGCGGTATATTCCTCAGCCGGTGACAATGGGCTTGGGCTGCTTGCCACAGGCGCCGGTACCGGAGGGAATATGGCAAGGTGAAGCTAACCTATCGTCTATTCTGCTTGCAGGCCCACCAGATTACGGCATGAGCTTCCGGTTTCGGGCCGTTATGACGGTAAACACCGACGCAACCCTTGGCCTATTGGTGACAATGGAGCGCCTGGTACCGGCGGTAGAATTCACGCCGGCGCCGGCGGATGGGAGCAACACCTACGTTACCTGCGGAACGTTCAGCGTAACGCTCACCCGGATTCTTGACCCGCTAGCGGACCCTCTCGACAGGAACACGACATGGGTTATGGGGCACCCTGACCCGATACCGTTTGTCCCCGCGGGCACCTATTGCGAGACAGACATACGCTCAGCGACGGCAACCATTCAGCTTATGCCCTACCGTTTGGGCTGCAACGGGAAGGCGGAGAATGGCGCGCTATCGGATTGCAGCATGGACACCGGGAAGAGAACCTATTCATGCCTGGCGGCGCTGGTCAAGCCCGCGGTGGCCGGCACATTCAGGCCCCAGTGGAGCCAGCTAGGCGTGAACCGCACCGGTGGGCGCCTCGGCTGCTTCAAGGGGAATAATTCGGCTACCGGATTGTTGCCACCAGTGGCGGCGGTACTCGACCCGACACCAATCTACCCTACCGCGGCGGACCTTCTAAACACCGGGTGCGGCGGCGAGGACCCGGTGAACGGCGCCGAAAAACAGCAGATACAATATACGTCGGTGGCAGGTTTCGATTTAGTGGTCAAATCCGTGGCCAAGGGCGCGCCATGTGTGGCCATTCGCATTCCCGGCGGCACGTGGACCATCGGCACCTATACGCTTGACCTCGGCGTGCTAGCGGATACCGGACACTGGGTGGCAACGGTGACGTTTGCCGGTGTGGCAGGCAACCCGGTAGTGATTCTATATGGGCTAGAATTCCCTTCCGGAGTTACTGCGGAATGTGTAGACAATGCGATAGCGCCTTCTAGCATGATGGCGCCAATGGAACCGGCGGCAACGTATCAGGTGGAACGGCTTGCAATCATTGAGCGGATGAAAACCCGGGCCGCTACCGCATGCGTGCACCTTGGGGAGCTAATCGACCCGAAGCCGGCGTGTGGGTGTTCGGCGCTCCACTCCTGCACCATTCATGGCGAGTGTGTCCGGTTTGGCGCTCAAGGCTCCCGATTTAAGTCTTGTTCGGATTGCAGCGACTACCGGCAGCCATGATAAGATAGGCGCCAAACCTTTGGAGTACGCAGATGGACCCAACCTGGATTCAAACCGTAGGATTGCCAACGGCGGCATTGGTAGCGATTGGCTACGGCGTCTGGTCTACTTCGCAGTGGATCGCTCAGCACCTGATCATCCCGATACGGGACAGGCACTTTGAGTTTTTGAGCAGCCTTAGCCAAACCCTTGAAACCATTGCGACGACACAGGAGCACATGGCGAGGGAAATCACCGAGCTAGCGCGCAGTAACACCGAAATATCTCGCATGAATGGGGCGAAGTAATGATGTGGCTTATCTGCTTAATGCTTGCAACAGACCCTACGGTGAGCCTACCGCCGGCGGTGGCGGCAATGCCCGGGCGCCTGGTGCAGATTGCAGCCAAGACGGATTGCAAGTTAATCCGGTGGTACCTGGCGGGAGACGATGCCGACCTGATCGTGATGGAATCGACCCGAAGCGCGATATTCTCAGCCATGGCGCCGGGGCGATATCGGATCTTGGCATGGACGGCGGCGGGAGACATCCCAAGCGAGCCGGCGGTATGCGTGGTAACGGTTGGAAGCGCTCCACCGGCGCCACCCGGGCCAGTGGTGCCGACGGACCCGCTAGCGGTGGCGCTGAAGGCATTGTTTGAAGCGTACCAAGATCCCGCCAAGGTGGCACAATTGGCAGCGCTGGCAGATGTATACCGAAGAGCAGGCAAGGCGGCGGGAGATCCCGAGATCAAAACAGCGGGCGACTTGTTTGGGTTTGCGCGCCGGCAAGCGGTGGCGGTGCTTCCACCAATGGCATTGGAAGCCATGCGGGCGAAGCTTGGCGAAGAACTGGCCGCGGTATTGCCAACAGACCCAGATGCGGCGCTTACTCCTTCTATTCGCACAGCGGCAACGGAAATTTACAACAAATTAGCAGCAATCTTGGAGAGCTTGAAATGATGGTAGATTATGTGCCGGGGTGGGTGGATGATCCAGAATCCGTCGCAGTGGTGGCCGGCGCCCAGCCCTTCCCGTTTTTCTCAATGACACCGGCAGCGGAACGGCAGACGATACCGCTGGAGGTTTTCCTCTGGAAGGCCCGCGAGAAGATCACCGGAAAACCGTGGCCGGGCAGGAATCAGGGGCAGATTGGAAGCTGCGTGAGCTTCGGCACCGCGGCAGCAATTGAGGCAACGATGGCCGCGGAAATCCTGGCGGGGCAAGCCGAAGAAGTGAAGGACCTTTGCCAAGAAGTCATCTACGCCGGCAGCCGGGTGGAAGTCGGCGGCGGCAGGATTAGCGGCGACGGTTCGGTAGGGGCGTGGGCCGCGGAGTTTGTGCGGCGGTGGGGCGTGGTGGATCGCGAGGTATACGGCAGCGAGGACTTGCGCCGGTACGATGAAAGCCGATGCCGACAGTGGGGGCGAACCGGCGTACCTGATAGCATAGAAACCGTGGCACGCCTTCACCCGGTGCGTGCGGTTACACTCGTGAAAACGTTTGGGCAGGCATGCCAAGCCTTGGCTAGCGGGTACGGCATCTCTGTTTGTTCTAGCCGCGGGTTTGTCTTCCAACGTGATGCCGACGGCTTCGCCAAGGCTAGCGGAACGTGGAACCATTGCATGGCGCTTTTAGGCTACAAGGAAGGAAGCAGGCCCGGCGGGTGGATCTGCAACAGTTGGGGCGACAATAAGCACACCGGGCCGGTGGGCGCCGGCGAGGCGCCGCGGTGTGGGTTTTGGGCTGACGCGGAAGTAGTTGATAGAATGTTGGGAGCCGGTGACAGTTGGGCCTTTTCGGGCCTTGACGGTTTCCCGGCGCGCCGAATCAATTGGAGCATTTAATGATGTTAACCCCATACCCAACCGACTTCCCAACCTACGCTTTGGGCCTGCTTGTGGATCGCGTCAAGGGCGGCGACATTCCCGCGCCTGTTTTGGTCCATGCGTGCTGGAATGTGGCCGGTTATGCGCTAGCGCAAACCCTTGGCGGCGGGCCCCTGATTACCGCGGACCCAGTCGCCGAAACCTTGGAAGGCGCCGGCGACCTGGCGGTGCTTGAGGCGGCGATTGAACAGGAACCGACTTGCGCTCAGGCAGTGCAAGGCCTGTTCCCGTGGTCATTGGTTCTAAGCATCGCAATTCGGATTCTCACCAAGCAATTGGGGCTCTGATTATGAAATTTGCAGTCATTAACGCAAGCGCCAGCGGTAGCAACGCAATCGTTGCAGCCGCTACCGGCAAGCGAATCCGAGTGGTCTCCTACGTAATTGTCGCAGCCGGCGCGGTAACGGCAACTTGGCAATCGGCATCGACGGCGCTATCGGGACCAATGAGCCTTGCGGCCTCCGGTGGCGCGTCGGCGTCTATCGGAATTATGGCACCGGGTGGAGCGTATGGGCTATTCCAAACGGAATCCGGCGAAGCTCTAAACCTTAGCTTAGGCGGCGCGGTAAACGTTGCTGGTCATTTGTGTTATTTGGAAGTAACAATATGAGCTTACCGTTGCTTGGAGTTGGCCTATCATCTCCGGTGACGGCATTTACCCCTATTTCAATTGCTGGCCTCCAGCTATGGTTGGACGCCAGCGATTCTTCCACTCTGTTCATTGACTCTGCGGGATCGACTGCCGCGACGGCTGACGGAGATCCAGTAGGATACTGGGGCGATAAGAGTGGGAATACCAACAATACGACCCAAGCCGATGGTACAAAAAAACCATTGCTTAAATTAGCCACTCAGAATTCTAAAAATAGCGTTCGTTTTGACGGAAGTAACGATAATTTGAAAGCTTTAACCGGAGGTGCTGATTCTAATTATACTTTGTTTGTCGTTAATAAAAAGCTAAACGCAAGTAATTTATATAATTACATGTTGTTTTCGATGGGCCAAGAAGTAAATTATAAGCGCAGAAGCTTATGGCATTATCCGGATAACAATAATTCTTACATTGCCTATAATGGCCAAAACGCTGATTATAAATCTATAAATGCAAATTTGTCATTTGTGCAAAATGTGGCTAATATAGCTCAAAATAAAAGAAATGGACAGGCGATAAGTTTGGCAAAAAACAACAATTCTTTTGTGACAGGTAATACAGTACTTTCTCTTGTAGCTCATACGGCAACTTCAATTTTTGTTGGCACCAATAATAACCAGACTGAAGCTTATAATGGCGATTATTATGAAATACTTTATTATAACGCTTTAGTTTCAGATTCCGATAGAACACTTATTCTTAATTATCTTAATTCAAAATGGAGCGTTTATTAATGCCAACATTGTGGGAACATCAAATCCATGTCATTGCTGTTGCGCAAGCTATGCCGCGCGCAATTGCAGCGCTTGATATTGCGTTTCCGTGCGACGATGGCGCGCCTCGCAATCCGGCAACTCCTGAGTTGTATGGCTGCAAATTATCGGCTAATGGGCTTGAGCCTGCGACTCATTATGGCTCATCGTTTGCTGTCACGGAGGCAATACGGGCACAGCTTGAATCCATGGGGTTAGCGCAGACTCCTGGTATTGCATATTGGCGCTGTGGCAATCCTGACGAGATTCTGCATGCAAGTAATTACCCAGACCAGGCGACAGGCATGCCGTGGAGTTTCGATGCCAGCATTTCAGCTATGGGATTACAACGGGTGCAGAATCAATACTTAGTTTGACGGATCGGGTGTTGCTGGGTAGAGGGTAATGTGATGGCATGGTTTGTTTTAGCGGCGCTCGCATTGGCGCCATCGCAAAGCGCGCAAGCCTCGGCGCAAGCCTCGGCACAGGCGGGACGGATGGCGCACAGGGGCGGCAGTTACCGGTTTGAAGGCGTGGGGTTCTCAGCGGCAAGCGCTGGGCAGGCTATCCGGAATTGTTGCTATTATGGGCAGCGGGTGGCGGTAGAAATCGGCGTAGCGCGTGGGCGGAACGGTTGGTACGCATGCGTGAGGTACCGATGATTGCTATTGTCTGGTTTGCCCTGGCGGCGCCACCATGCCCCACATGACCCGGGGCAGCCTCACCGGTGCGGCGGTACGTTGCGCCGGTAAGGAAACCAATCACTAAACCAACACCAAGGCCCGGGCCCACCAAACCGGCGCCAATCACCTGGCGGGTGCGGCATGATTGACGGCTTGTTCACGTCTACCATGAGGATGATCTTCGGCGCTCCTCGGGCGTCGGGGTGGAGCGCTCTACGCAATCGCATCTTAAAGGGCGCCGACTGCATTGCATGCGGCACGGATCGGGAGCTTGAAGCCCATCACCTGGTACCGGTGCACATTGCCCCGGAGCGGGAATTAGACGCCACCAATCTGGTGCCACTGTGCCGGGATTGCCACTTCACCTTCGGGCATCTTAAGAACTGGACCAGCTACAACGAACACGTTATAGAGGACGCTGGAGCCTACCGCCGGCGCCTTGAATGCAGGCCCTGAAAACGTTGTTTGGCTCGCCCAAACAAGAAACCCTACCCCGTTGGAATCGTAAACTAACATCCGCAAACCGTTACAGAGCAAGGCCTTAAGGTTGTTTGGCATATGCAAACAACCTAAACTAACAAGGGGCGCAGATGATTAAGGGAACCGCGGTTACCTTGGCGCCACCGGAGCAGGAACTAGCCAAGGTTATGGCAACGCGGCGCGCCGAATGGCGAGCGCGCCGGCGAGTTCCCGGGTGGGGTATCGGTGACGGATCACGCGCCGGAGTGTGGTTGGATCAGGACTTGCTGGCGGCGTGTTCTGAATTAGCCTTCTGCAAGATGGCAAACATATTCCCGATGGGCATCTCGGAAGGCGCCGGAGACCTGGCTTCCGATATTGATTGCAGGCTTTCCAATGGTGAAGGGGTGGACATTAAAGCCACCCGATACCCTACCGGGCACCTAGCGGTATCGGTGAGGAAATACAGGCCAGTGGAGGCGCGAGACTGGTACGTATTGATGACAGGAACCGGGCCCGAATCCGAGTGGGTGTTCCGCGGCGCCATGCGTCCGGCGGACTTGATCACGCCGGAGCGGCTGACCTCGTTTGGCGGTACTGATCACCAATACCTAGCCAATCAATCAATTCTAATTGACCTACCATAAGTACCTTGTTTGAACAGCCCCTATGGTGTATATAGGGGCTTCCAAACAACCAAACAAGAAACCATAAGCCCGAGTCAGTTAAGACTTTGACCCCTCATCTTTACCCAAACAAACACCGGGTTCTGTTTGGCTACCGCAAACAACCCACCAAGATTGAATGGCGGCGCAAACAGCCGCGGTAAGCGTGGTACCGTTTGCCTTAGCAACCCTTTGGAGCGCTTCCTTCAGCGCCGGCGGTACCCATACGGTGAGCTGGGTTCCGCGGCGCCGGCGGTGGGTGGTATCTTGCGTGGGTCTGGGATTCTTCCGGGCGCGGACAATCCCCTCGGCGGTGCCAAGGCACCATACGTAGCGCTTTTCAATGAACAGGGGCGGAACGATAGTACCGCGGCGCACCAATCCCCAAACCGATTGGGTGGTTATGCCAAGCATCTGCGCAAGCTCACGAGCGTTGACGACTGGAACCAAGTCTTCCATTGAAAAATTCTCCGGTGGTGAAAAATTTATTGTACCAGAGGTTGACAGCGTCGCAACACCACACTAAATTATAGTCATGGCGCCGAAGGACGGAGCCAAGACGACGCAAACGGAGAACGGAATATGAACGGCCAAATCAATCTCAAGTTTCTTGCTTCAATCGACAGCAACACGCGATACATTATAATTGATGAAATATCAAAGAACTACAAAATAACATCAAAAGAAGCGCTTGAAGAAATCACTCACGATGAATCAGAAAACTTGCTAGATTATTTAACAGGTTCAACACGAATTGCTGTTAGCCTACTAATGAAGCGTAGGAAATAAAAAAAATCTCGGGCCCGGAAAAATTCTTCCGGGCCCTATTGACAGTGTTGCGACAGAGTGTAAGATAAGAGCATGACAGCGAAGGACGCCGTCAGAAACGCCAACACGGAGACGGACTCATGAGCCAGACTTACTTTAACTTTGTCAACACCGACTACAACGGAAACGTTGACCACCGCTCAGATGACCAGCAGTACCTTAAGTTCACCGGGTTTATTGCTGACAGCGTCGAATCCGACGAAATGCCCCAAGCAGACAACCAAGTTTATGTCTGCATGACAGAAGCCCAAGAAGTGGGCGACGATGACGAAACCTTGATTTGGTGTGTGGGGTTGATGATTGACGGGGAGTGGATCGGCAAAGTTTACGACTGCCGTTCGGAGCGCAGCGCCCAGCGCTTGGCGGAAAAAATGGCGAAGAGCCGCGGGCTTAGCATTGAATCGTTGTAAGTAAACTTTTTGGGGTTCCGGAAAAATTCTTCCGGAACCTCTTGACAGTGTTGCGACGTTGATTACAATACCACCATGGAACCAAGGGATGGTTTCAAGGGAACGCAAACGGGAGACGGAAGATGAAGTGCAACAAGGAAACGGGATGCGTCAAGATTACTGGCCAATATGCTGGTCTCAGCCGTGGCAGAATTTGCGCCAAGCACATTGAAACCGGCGTGTGGGCTCAAAGGGATGGCGAATGTGTGATCTTGGGCCGCGGTGGCAAGTGGATGATTAGCCAAACAGACGGCTTCAATCGCAAGGAAACGGTTTACGCCACCCTTAACGCCGACGGCACAATCAAAGGCCTTGGATCAAAGATGTGGACCATCGACGAATGATAACCCACTGATGAGCCCCGGGGCGCCGGGGCGAAACCCTTCGGGGTCTGGGTCGCACAGGATAAGGAATAGCACGGAGAGCGGAAAATGGCACGTATCGCATTTCAAATCGGTTATAGCGTATTGGCAAGCGGTTACACCAACACCAAAACCATGTACGGGAGCGAAACCATTGAGCGGGCCATTGAGGCCTTTTATGAAAACTGGGAGAGCGACGGTTCCTCACGTGAGGAGCTGGGCGATGTCTGGGACATGAATCAATCAGTAATCATTGAAGACTGATCAAACCGGCTTTCCCGCCACCCCCACCGACAGCCAGGTGGGGAAACCGGGCAGGCCTGTTTTTTCGACGGGGTGCGTGGCCCCGGGATTCTTTGTACAGGCCTGCTCACTAGGAGATGGAAGCAATGGAAGACGAATTTAGAATGCGCTTATTGGCGCTATCGTATGCGGCAACGCAATTGGTTGGCGATCTTGCCAATCTTGATGAAGACCAGCTTTACAAGCGTTTGTGGAAGGTTGGCGAATTAGCCAACGGCATTACCCATTCGGGACTGGAATGCGTGAAAGCACGGAGGCCCCACCGTGAAAGCGCCTGACCTAAAACCCGAGGAAATACAGCCGGCGGTTGAAGCCTTGGCGGAAGCCGAAGCGAAGGCCAAGGTGGAAGCCGAGGCAGCCAAACCCGTAGTATACCGCCCGTGGGTGCCGAAGGGGCGCCCACCAATCCGGTGGGGCCTTGCAATCCTGGCGCTTGTTGCTGGGTGCCGGCACGCGGAGACTGTTACCATCACAATCAATCAGGGCCCGGTAGCGGCCCACATAACCATGGAGGTAACGCGATGACGTACGGGCCAGCGTTTGGCGGGCTCTACTTAAACCGGAAGGTAGGTGAGGAGCTTGTAATTGGTGAGGGTGAAAACGAGTGTGTGATATGCGTGGAGGCGGCGGCGGGTGGCAGGGTGTCACTTCGGATTACCGCCGGGCCCAACGTAAGGATTGACAGGTCGGAAATTAGAAGGGAGAGGAATCAAGATGGCAAGTGAATTGATGCCGATGGAAAGCACCGCAGAGCGATGGGAAACCGCGGTAGTGGACGGCAACCTTGAAAGGTTACAGCCCGCGGAGCGCCTCGAGCTGGTGCGCAGGATCTGCGACGCCACCGGGCTTACTCTGGAAAGCCAACCCTTTCAGTATTTGCGACTGAGTGGGAAGCTTGTCCTATATGCCCGGAGGGATGCAACCGACCAGTTGCGCCGAGTACACCGGGTAAGCGTGTCAATCGTAAGCCGTGAGACAGCCGACGGCGTGCACGTCGTGACGGCCCGCGCCACAATGCCGGACGGCAGATCAGACGAAAGCACCGGCGCAGTACCAACCAAGGGCCTTCAAGGCGACGCGCTAGCCAACAGCCTGATGAAAGCCGAAACCAAGGCCAAGCGTCGCGTGACCTTGTCAATCTGCGGCCTTGGAATGCTTGACGAAAGCGAAGTTGAAAGCATACCGGGCGCGGCGGTGGAGCCCTTGGCGCTACCTGCACCAACTCAGGCAGCGCCGGCAGCACCCGCGGAACGGAAAGCCGGCGTAAAGGCCTTGGCAGAAATGGCGCGGCTTGGAAGAGAAGCCGGCGTGGATGCAAGATTCTGGTTGGGTGTGAAGGAACACTACGGGGTAAAGCAATCCGCGGACCTTACCGCGGCGCAGGCGGCAAACGTTATTGCTGACCTGCAAATGATGATCGAGGAACGGGAAGCAATCAAGGGAGAAGGAAAATGAGCCTAGACCAGTTTGACCATGCGTTCAACCCAGCGAACAACAACAGGCCCGCGGGCCTGGAAGCGCTGCAAGATGGCCCCTACCAATTGGAAATTGCACACGCCGAACTTGTCCAACTGGACAAAACCGGAGAGACTATTCTGCGGTGGCGGTACCGGGTGACAGCCGGACCATTCACCGGCACCGTGTGCGAAGCGGCAACGTTTTTCAGAACGCCATTATCTGCAAACCTACTAGGGGCGGATCTTGCAATCCTAGGCTACCCGGTGCATGAGTGGACGGTAGCGGCAGGCAAGCCATTCAGCCGGATGCTTCGGGAGACGGTGCCGAGCCTTATCGGGAAGGCCTTCCGGTGCAACAAAACCTCGGGCGTGAGTCAGGCAGGCAAAACCTGGCACAACATCCGAATCGTGAGCGTGGCGCCTTCCATGCCTCAGCCGGTGGAACCGTCATTCGACAAGGACGATATGCCCTTCTAGTGTAGATTGACAGCATCACGCGCCGGCGTCTTCGGGCGCCGGCGCCCACTATGGAGAGGATGATATGACGGAGCAGGAACGGGTATTGAATTGCCTTGAGTATTTCACCGAGCCGGGCGACATAATCGAGGTAAGGGCATTCCTTCCCGCCGGCGCGGTATGCGGGTGGTTTCGACATGAGGACCTTGGCGCGGCAGCTAGGGCCGTGGCGGATCTTGAGCGAAGCCAAGCAACGGGAATTTACTTTACGCCCAACCCAGTGGCGCCGGCAGCAGCAAGGCGCCTTGGGCAGATTGGGCCGGCGACAGTCTGCACGAGGGATGCCGATATCCTGCGGCGCCGTTGGTTGCTCATTGACATTGACCCCACAAGGCCCACCGGCAGCAATTCCAGCGAGGCGGAACGCGCTGCGGCCTGGCAGGTGGCAAGCCATGTGCAAGCGATAATGGGCGCCGCGGGCCTAGTGGCCCCAATCATTGGCAGCAGTGGCAACGGCTGGCACCTTTGCTATCCAATCGACTGGCCCAACGATGACGACAGCCGGACCCGACACAAGATAATCCTGGCGGAGCTGGCGAAGCGGTGCGATACATCCGAAGCGGCGGTGGATTGTGTCACGTACAACGCGGCGCGGATCTGGAAATTGTACGGCACCCGAGCGCGGAAAGGCCCCAACACCGGCGACAGGCCTCAGCGTATTGCGTTTGTTGCTTCGGCTCCCGCGGCGGCGCTTGACCCGGCAACCCGGGAGACAAACAACCGAGCCATTGACGTGGGCCTTGTCGGCGCTTGGGCCCGGCAGTCCGCGGCGCTGCAAAGTCTGGAGCGCCAGCGGACAGAGCCGGACACCGTAGCGCGGGCCCGGGCCTACCTGGCGAAGATACCGGGCGCGGTAAGCGGCAGCGGTGGCCATGGGCAAACCTATCATGCGGCAATGGAATTGGTGGAAGGCTTCGGTTTGGATCAGGAAACAGCGCTAGCCTTGCTCCGGGAATGGAACCAGACATGCGTTCCACCATGGACAGAGCCGGAGCTAGCGCACAAGATCAACAGCGCGGCGAAGAACGCCAAGGATACGGGCCGGCTATTGAACGCCGGCAGGCAGACACCCGCGGCAAGGCCTGCACCAAGGCCCGCGGCGCGGTACACCGGGCCGGAATCGGTACCGGAATCAATCTGCGAGGATGTACCGGAGGAGGACCCAGACGCAACCGCGGCGGACCTTATCGCCCTCCAGGCTACGATAACGTGGACTTGGCCGGGGTGGATTCAACGTGGGACGCTAACCTGCCTCGCTTCTGATCCGGGCATAGGTAAAACGCGCCTATGTGCCGATATCGCAAAACGCCTATGGTTGGGCCTACCGTGGCCGGACGGCACGCCGGCAACCCACCCGGTGGGCTCCCGCGTCATGTGGATTGCAGCCGATAGCCAATGGGCCGAGCTTGGGACCATACCGGGGGAGTTTGGGTTTGCGGCGGAAGCTATTGTTCTAAACGGCAACCGAAGCAACCCATATGCCGGCACCAACCTAGACAGCATCGAGGACCTTGCAGCGCTTGAACGGCGCATCCGGAGAGTTCAGCCGGTGGTGGTGTTTATTGATACGTGCGGCAACGCAACCGACAGGAACCAAGGGCGCACCGAGGAAGCCAAGGCCTTTTTCAAACCCTTAGCGGAGATCGCTACCCGGTGCAACGTAAGCATCGTGTTGGTGACCCACCTAAACCGCGGCGGGCAGGTTTTAGGCAACCGGATTGTTGGAGCGGTACGGCAGGTAATCAACCTTGACGCGCCCGATGCAACAGCCGAGAATCGGCGCCGGTTACAAGTCTCAAAAACAAACAGCAAGAAACCGCCGGCGCTTGGCGTGACCATGGACAGCACGGGCAACGAATACGACATGGACCCGCCCCGAGGCGCCGACGATGTTGGCGCCGAGCCGGGCAGGCCCGCGGCGAACCTGGGAGGCGACATGGATTGGTTACGGGAGGCGCTGGCAATGGGCCCGAAGAGAGTCTCCCATATCCGGAATGATGCTCAGGCTTCTGGCATCGGTTCTAGTCGCCTTTACAAAGCCAAGGACGGCGCCCAGGTGGAACAATTCGAGCGCGACGGAAAGCAGTGGTGGAGGCTATCCGATGATTGAACGAGGCCCGCCCACACCGGTGGCCATGTTTTTGGCTTGGGTGGTTTTTCTTGGCGTTGTTGGGGGTGCTTGAATAATGGCAAGCTATACAATTTCAGACTTTCAAGGCGCCAAGGTGGCAATCTTGATGTACCAATCTGTTTTGAAAGAAGTGGCCGCGGTTTTGCATGAAAACACCAAGGCGGAAATCTGCGGAGAGGAATATCACCCCGAATGGGTTCGTGATTTGTTGTTGAAAATTGAAGCGGTGGGGGGTTGACCCGTGGAAGAAAGAATCATGGCAAGAGACCTGGCGGTAATGTGCGGAATGCACGTATCAAACGTGACCCACTTGCTAAACCGCGGCATCATATCAGCACCCACCGGCATGATACGAAACCGCCGGCATCGGTATTGGACACCCACCGCGGCGGCGGCAAACGTGGTGGCGGTTGAAGCCTACCGGAAATCAAAGATCCTACCCGCGGCGTCTGCGGAAGTAAGGGCCTTCTATGACAACAACCTCCCGCTCGTTTATAAGGCGGCGCGGCGCTGGGTGCCTACCGGCATTGACGTTGAAGATTGGCAACAGGAATGCGCGTTGAATGTGCTCAGGAACCTGCACAGTTTCGACGCAAGCAAGGGCGCCTTCAGTACCTGGTGCTATCGGGTTTGCTGGTCGATAGCGGTAGAGTTTGTTCGATTGGAACGCACCCGGAAGGCCTTGGCGGCGCAATCGCTGCACGCCCGCGGCGCCGATGGTGAAAGCTACACCATCGACATCGAGGACCACCGGCAGCCGGACCCAGCAAGGCCCGAAGCCTATTTGGTAGACGATGTGCGGCAGGGGCTGCGAAGCCTTCCAGCCCGGGCCCAAGATGTAATGATGAGCCGGATTGACGAGGAACCGCAGCGTTCTATTGGGCGCCGAATCGGCATCACTAGGCAACGGGTCGACCAGATATGGAAACAGGGTAGGCGGAAACTTGCTAATGTGATGCAAGCCATGGGGTATGATGGGGGCGAAGAATGAGGAAGGATTTTATAGAGCGACAGCTAACGCCGGAAGTATTGGGCGCAGCGCTTGAAGCCCTGGCCCACCAGTGGGCCGAAGCGACGGCGGAAGTGGAGCGCCTGAAAGCACAGATTCAGCAAGAGCGAACCACTTGTCAGTGCTGGAAGGCTCAGGAACCGCCGGACCTAATTGACGAATAGGGGCGGCACCATGATTGACCTGCCCGAACTAATTGACGCCAGCACCGGCACGGTGACTACCTGCGCGGATATTGCGCGCCTCGATGCAACCCTAGAAGCCGGGAAGCGATTGACCCATGCCGAAGGCAAGCAGGTACTTCAAGACCTTGCCAACCTTCGGTACCGGTTTGCAGTGGACAGGGTACAGCACCAAGTCATGGAGATTCTAAGCAGGTCGTGGGAAGGCGCCGACGAAGCGGTGGCAGACCTGCTAGCGGCGCGCAAGTTACTTCGATGGGTTTGCAAGGAGCATCAGGATATGCGAGAATGACCCAGCCCGCACCCGGGCCAGACCAAACACCGCTAGCCAAGGTTGTATTCAACCTTGAGCCCCCACCCTCTATTAACCACATTTGGCAACGTGGTTCCCGCGGCAAAGTCTTCCGAAGCCGTAACTACCTCACCTGGCTGAGAATCTCCCACCTAATGATCGGCAGGCCTGGCGCCTTCCCCGGCCCGGTGGCAATCCGTTTATGGATGATCGGTGGCAAGGGATGGCGGAAGGGGCGCGATATCGACAACGTTTTGAAACCCATACTAGATTTTTTGGTCCACGCCGGATTGATCCCTGATGACAACCACGACATTGTCCAACGTATCACCATCACCTACAGCGACCCGCCCAAGGCCAAGGATCGGGCCTTCCTACGGGTGCGCATCCATGGCATTAAGGGGCCCGCGGATGCAACCCAACCATAACCAGACCATCCTAATCAGGGTGCTGGTGGAGCGCATTGAGGAAGCCAGCGGCGCCATTAGCATGGAAGTCGAGGCGTGGGATACGTTTTGCCGTATGGTATTGCCGGAATTCTTTGGCGACAGACCCGAAGATCCGCGGGAGACAACAGCAGCACCCGGCACAAGCGAGAAACTTGATAGAATGCAAGCTAGGGTGGCCAAGGGACTCAATCCGTTCAATGAATTCGACACAAGGTTGACCCACCGACCCACCGCGGGCAGAAGCCCCAACTACAAGCTATCCGAGGAACTGGAAGATGAAGATACGGGACAGGATTAAGGAGCTTAGACGGGTGCCGGCGTGCGATTTGATTCCCAACCCGCGGAACTGGCGGACTCACGGCAAGGCCCAAGCGGAAGCGCTTCAAGGATTGTTGGCGGAAGTAGGGTTTGCAGGCGCGGTATTGGCGCGGGAAACGCCGGAAGGCCTGATGTTAATCGACGGGCACCTACGGAGCGAAACCGCCGGCGCCGGAATCATCCCGGTGCTGGTGCTTGACGTGACGGAATCCGAATCCGATAAGATACTCGCAACCTACGACCCCATCGGCGCCATGGCGGACAGCGACGCGGCGAAATTGGACAGCCTGCTAAGGGATGTGCAGACGGGGAACCAAGCCCTGGCGACGATGCTAGCGGAACTGGCGGAACTGGCGGAAGCCGCGGGGGTAATACCTGGCGGCGATGATGATCAGCCGGAGCAGGTAGACAACCCCGAGCAGTTTGAGATCCTAATAACGTTACAGAAGGAAGAACAACAGGCGGAACTATTGGAGCGCCTCACCGCGGAGGGGTATAAATGCCGAAGTTTAATATCCTAAAAACAGCAGATATCAAAAAAACGGCACGAGTGCTACAGCTCAACGGCATATTTGATATCCCGCCAACAGAGCGCGCCGAATCACGATGGGATATAGACTTCCCGTATGATGCCGAACCGTGGAAGATTGGCTTGATTGTTGGCCCTTCTGGTAGCGGGAAATCGACAATAGCACGCGAAGCATTCCAGCAAGCCAAGCATATTTGCGCTAACACCGGGTACGATTGGCCCGCCGGTATGGCGATTGTGGACGGATTCAGCCCGGGCCTTTCAATTAAGGCAATCACCGGCGCTTTGTCATCGGTTGGATTTAGCACGCCACCGGCGTGGGTGCGGCCTTACGAATGCCTTTCAACAGGCGAGCAGTTCCGGGCGACCATGGCAAGAGCGCTTACTGATACCGCGGCGCTTGTCGTCATGGATGAATTTACTTCGGTGGTTGACAGAACCGTAGCACAGGTGGGAAGCGCTGCAATTGCGAAAGCGGCGCGGCGGCACCACGAAAAGCAGATAGTGGCGGTAACGTGCCATTATGACGTAGCGGAATGGTTACAGCCTGATTGGATATTAGAAATGCCGAGCGGAACCTTCACCCGGAGGTTACTTCGGGCAAGGCCTGAAATCGGCTTGGAAATCGTGCGATGCCATCACAAAACGTGGGGCATATTCCGCGAGCATCATTATTTGAACACCAGTCTAAACAAGGCGGCGGTTTGTTTCGCAGCCCTTTGGGATGGAAAGCCGGTGGCGTTTACCGCGGTATTGCACTTCCCCCACAAGTCAGGCAGTTGGTGGCGCGAGCATCGAACCGTATGCCTCCCAGACTTTCAAGGGGTGGGTATAGGAAACCGTTTGTCCGAATACGTGGCAAGCCTGTTTGTTGCAACCGGCAAGCGCTTCCGCAGTGTGACGGGAAACCCCGCAATGGTAGAATACCGGCGGCGCTCCCCATTGTGGCGACAAGAGCAGCGAATGAAACTACCATGCAACAGGAAACGAGCTTCAATTGTAACAACTGCGCACATCGCAAAAGGAATGGCAACTAGCAGGTATACGGCAAGTTTTACGTATGCGGGAGAGGCGAGAGTTAAAGAGGCTAGGCTGTTTGGGTTGTTGTGATTAAGGAATTTATTGTGGGCGGACCTAGGCTTAAACAGAATGAGGTATTTGCGGCGCTTACGGCGTGTACCGGCAACGTTGCCGCGGCGGCACGGCGTTTGGGCGCGACAAGATCAGGCCTTTGGTTCTTCATTGAGCGGCACCCGCGCCTTATGCAATTGTGTACAGACTTCCGCGAAAGCATCGTCGATAACGCCGAATCCGCCTTCAACAAGGCGGTAGTGACAGAGCAGCCGTGGGCCATTCAATTTGCACTCCGCACCATTGGCCGGAAGCGCGGGTATGTGGATCGGCAAGAAATACAGCAGGAAACCCGGGTGACGATATCGCAACCCGCGGAGGAGCTCACCGATGACCAGCTCGCACGGATCGCAGCCCGCGCCAGTGGCGCCACCGGCGGCGGCGGCGGAACTGCTCCGGCGGCGGATGGCCCGCCGGCACCTGGTTGACTTCGCCAAGTACACGATGCCCGACTATCAACCGGCGTGGTATCACCGACTGATTGGAGAGCGCATCGCCGGCATGATCACCGGGCAGGCCCGGCGCCTGATTGTGAGCCTACCACCGCGGCACGGCAAGTCTGAGCTAATCAGCCGGCGCCTTCCGGCTTTTCTGCTTGGCATCAATCCCGATGCCTCGATTATTGCGGCGAGCTATTCCGCGGACCTTGCAAGCCGGAACAATCGAGACGTTCAGCGAGTCATGGACACCCCGGCTTATCAACGCCTGTTTCCCGAGACTCGCCTAAACGATGGCGGCAACCGCACCGTATCAGGCAGCTGGCTCCGGAACTCTGACCTATTCGAGATTGTCGGCAAGCGTGGCGTATACCGAAGCGCCGGCGTGGGTGGCGGTATCACCGGCATGGGCGGATCTTGGCTAATTGTTGATGACCCGGTGAAGAACCGCGAGGAAGCCGACAGCGCCAGCTACCGACAGAGTACGTGGGACTGGTACACGAGCACCTTGTCCACCCGACAGGAAGCCGACGCCCGCATTCTGGTAGTCATGACCCGGTGGCACACCGAAGACCTGGCCGGGAAACTGCTAGCCCTAGCGCAAGCCGAAGCCGGAGCCGACCAGTGGGACCTAATCAACCTCCCGGCTATCGCTCCGGCGGAGGCCGCGGCCTACGATATCCGGACCCATGGGCAGGCATTGTGGCCGGAGCGGTTCGGCCTCCCGGACCTTGAAAGGATGAAAGCTTCCATTGGCGACTACCAATGGAGCGCTCTTTACCAACAGAGCCCGCGGAGCGGTGGAGGCACCGAATGGCCAGACGAATACTTCGGCAAGGGCATCTGGTTTGACCATTGGCCGGCGACCATCACCGCCAAGGCCATAGCGGTAGACCCAAGCAAGGGCAGGGACGGCAGGCAGGGCGACTATTCCGCAATCGTGATGCTGGGCAGGGATCGTGACGGTACGCTATACGTCGAGGCAGACTTGGCGCGCCGAACTTCCGAAGCAATCATCGACGCAACGCTTGAACACCAGAGGGCCTTCCAAGCCACCGCGGTGGTGGTGGAAGCCAACCAGTTTCAAGAATTGCTAGCGGTGCAGCTAAGCGAACGGGCACGCAACGCCGGCATGCCGATACCGGTAGTGCCCTTGCACAATTCGGTAAATAAAGCGGTGCGCATCCGGCGCCTTGGGCCATACCTTGGGCAGGGCACCATTCGTTTCAAGGCGGGCAGCCCCGGCACGAAGCTATTGGTGGATCAGTTGCGAGACTTCCCCACCGCGGACCATGACGACGGACCCGATTCTCTCGAGATGGCGTTGCGTGTTATGATTGAGCAATTCAACGGCAGGCAGACGGCGGCGCCGGTGCGGAGGTTACGCGCATGAGCACATTTTGGGAACGCATCACCGGCAGCAAACCACAACCCGCGGCGCCAAGCCCCCGCCAGGTACGGGAGAATCTTGAGGAAGAGTTAAAGATCAGCCGGCTAAA